TTATCTATTCTATTTATAAAAAGTTAGTTTCTCAAAGAACGAACGAATGTTTCAAACATTCTGTATGCCGTTGCTTCATCAATAGTCTTTACTACTTTTCTATATTGTTTTTCGACTTCTTCCTGTACTTGTTCAACAACTTGTGTTGCTTTCCAGTTACCTGAAGCTATATCGTAGTAATACTCTACGTTCTCCATGATACCATTTACGAACGCATTTGGTGCTGAAGGGTCAGTAACAATATCAACAGTAGAAAGGTGGAAATCCTTTTGTACTTCCATTACTCCATCTCTACCTGCCTTGACCGAACCAAGACCTCGAGTCGAAACTCCAATCTTTACTCCTTCGTCTAATAGGCTTTTAACGATTTCCCCCATAGGTGTCGATAAGATTTTAGCCTTACCATAAAAATCGTTCTTATCGCGTTTCATTTCAGTAATTAAATGAGAAACACGATCCCCATTGATTTGTGGACCATCAGGGTGACCTAGTTCTCCAAGAGAACGTTTTGTATCAATAAATTCTGTTTGATAACGATTCATTTCGCTTTCCAACGTCGAGCTTGGATAAATTCTTCCGTTGCGATTCTTAATATCTCCTTGCATAAAGATACCTTCAATAAAGTAATTCTTTTTACCGTCTTCTTTAGCTTCGGTAATTACTTCGCAACTTTCTGTATATTCTGTTATTAAATTCATAGCTTTCACCTATTTATAAGTTATTCTTAGCAAATTCCAAGATTTCACTATATCCTGCTTCATCAGCAACCATAACCTTCCACATTTCTTTAGAATTTATTTCAGTTAATTCTTCGAACATTTTATTTAATAATGCTGCATCTTCTTCTGTAATTTCAACTGAAGTTGCATTTTCTAAATCAAATTTTCCTGCTTCAATAGATTCTCCAAAGGCTTTGGCAAATATCTTAGCCGCTCCCATTGGACGGCCTGTTACCATTTGTTCGCCTTTAGCATATGCATATAATGATTTAACATTTGAAAATACTTCTGCTAATTTATTTTGCCACCACTCTTCAGGATCTACATTTTCTCCTAGGTAATCAGCAATCTCGTTTGATGCGTAACATATAAATTCTAACTGTCTCATCATCATAGGAATTTCTTGTTGGGGACTTTCAAGCAATTCTTCCTCTGTAGAAACTTTATTCAACATTTCTTTGAATGTTAGACTGATTGTTTTACCGTTTGAATCTTTAATTGTAACTTGACTTGGAGCAGGCTTTGGCTGTTGTGTCAACGTATCTGCAGCCTCTGATTCTTTTTTATCTGATTTCTTTTTAGGATGCTTTTCCGCATTAAGCCGATCTCCGCCACAACCAGACTCTCCAAGTTCATCCATGCACATATCTACCATTGCTTTAAGTTTGTCTTCATCAGCTTCTGGGTGCATTTTCTTTATTTCTGCAAAGCTTAATCCATCTTTACACATGTCCATAACATGAGATTTTGAAGGCATATGTGTTTCTTCTTCCATTGAATCATCTTTCTTTTTGTCTGATTCTTTAACCTTCTTATTTACTCCAAGTATTTCAGTAATAGATTTTTTAATCTCTACTTCTTCTTTAGCAACTTGTTTACCTGCACCTGCGCGCTGAGGTAGCGTTTGTGCTACTTTATTTTTGTATGCCTTATCGTAGTCAGCTTCGTCGTTAACCTTATCGGCAGGTCTCTTTGCATCTTCTTTACCTGCTATCTCTCCAGTAAAAACGTGGTCAGGAGCAACAGGATGACGTATTAATTCAATTGTGTGTTGATCCTTAAAGCGCATTTCTTCGGGAGACTTTGGCTGGGCAACTTCCGAAACTAGATCTTTAAAATTTTTCATGTTTAGTCCCTAATATTTAATTTATATTACCTATTTATATTAAAAAGGATTATCCTCGTCTTCATGACCTCCAGCATCCTTTTCCTGCTGTATTTCATCTTCCATTGTTTGCATATCTTCGTCAGACATTTGAAGAACATTACGTGTAATCCACTGATGAGAGAAATACTTTCCAGTATATTCTGATATATCTCTGAGAGTATTCAATCTTTCTCTCAAAATTTCAGCTTCCTTCAATTCTTCAAAATAGTTATCCTTAACGAAGTCATACCTTAAGTCGTTTCTAATTTCGTTAAACTCTTCAGGTGTTAATATACCTTTAAGTACTAACTGTTTTTCTAAAACGACATTAAACAACCATGAAAAACGAGTCCTAATTCTCCTAATAAATTTGCCAAACTTTAATTCGTCTCGAGTAATCTCGGACGTTCTACCAAAGGTTGCCATTGCTTCTGGCTCTAAACGAGTTAAGGGTACTTTCAACGCCTTATATAATTTACGTTGAAAATACTCTAAGTTTTCGTTTCCACTCAAACCTGGTGCATTACCACCAGCTAAAGTATCTACCTCTGTTGATCTTTCGCCACCTCTACGAGGAAACCAAAAATCTTCAGTCATTGTTAACATTTTTCTAGCATCGGTGATTTCACCTGTACCAGAGTTATATTGTAATTTGTTCTTATGGCGAGACATCATATCTCTTAAATACTGTTCCGCCTTATTCTTTGGCAAATTACCTACATCAATATAAAAAATCCTTCTTTCCGGTGCTCTCGTTAACGTATAGATAACAACAGCATCTTCCAACATACGAAGTTGATTTAACGCCTTCGTTGCTGGATGTAAATGAGATAATACCAAACTGTTATTCTCATTCATCAAGCCTGAAGTTACTCTTGCTATAGAGTCCTTCGCAATTTTTATTCCTGATGTACTTGTAGAGCCACCGGCTCCTGTACCTGCGTTCTGAAACCCAGTTTCAGAATACATATAATATTCATTCTTAACTTTCTTAACAGGTACACCAGAGTGTTTATCTTTCTGTTTTTTATCAACTTCTCGAATTAACTTTAGTTTTCGAGGATCAACATATCTTAATTCAACTACACCTTTCTTTACGTCATCAGGATCAATAATAATATGATAGTTCAATCTCCCATCAACGTAAAATTTTGAAAACATATCATAAGCATTGTTTGTAAAATCAAATAATGCAAGTATGCTATCAAATTCTTTAACAACAGTCTTCTTTACTTTATCAGGTAAATCGGTTTCTCCTAACGAGATCTCAACAACCCTATCATCTGTATCGACACTAATTGCTTCGTTCACAATGTCATCCAGAGCCTGACTTATTTCAGGTTGCATTGCCATGTGACGATATTTTGTAATAAGTTCAGATTCCGTTTTAGCGGAACCTTCCATATCCAAAATTGTATTATAAAATCCACCGAGAGCATTACCAACCGTAATTGCTCCATCTTCATTAGAGGGTTCGGCAAAAGAAACCGGTATCGCGGTCTCCTCTTCTGCCCTCTTTATATCAAAGCCAAAAATTTTCAAAATATCACCTATTTAATTATGTAGTAGGAATTCCAGTTGCACCCTCAACTCTCCATAAATCATATGAGAAGGTTGCAGAGAATTCCTGAATTGCGTCGTTAGTTGACCAATCCATTGCGATCTGTGAAACCCCAGTTGGGAACAGACCTTCAAAAACATACGTTCTAATTGGATCACCGCTTTTACTGTATTGAGTAATCAATGCATTGGATTTATAATCCTGCGGTAATGAGCGTACATTTGAATCATGCGAATTTAACGCATTCAACCACGCTTCCAATGAGTTACGTACTAAGAAATCTTCATCATTTATTACTGTTACTTCCCAATCAGCAAATGTTCTATCGCCAGCATATTTAACCTGTCTTCCAAAGTATGGAACCGTAAATGATGCCACATCAGACGCAGGTAACCCCGCAGTCTTAATCATAAACGGTGCCTTAAAGTCGGCAGACGGATCTACTGGGTTGAGGATTTGCACTTGGAATAGATTGGAACGAGCACCACCGCCAGTAAGCTGCGATTTAAACTCATTTATATTAAATGCCATTCTTATTCTCCTTTATTTAAAATATTTATACTGTTAGAGCGATCCAACAATTTCTTCAAACTCAACCCCGCTTCTTGTAGCAACAAAGGTTAGCTCAATCACATTGATTGAACGTGCAGGCTTAATAAAGATATTAGCTCTGAACTTACTTTGATCTACAATTGCTGGTGTATTAACTGTTTCATCAGAAACTACTCTAAAATCAACAATACCTCTTCTGCCTTGAATATCTCTCAAGAATGGTTCAACAATTCCCTTGAACTGAGCTTGAGTAAATTCATCGTTCATTTCAAATAAGAACGATTGAGCAGCATTTGCGATTGCCTTTTCAACTGCAATGAATAGCCTTCTAACATTGATTCTATCAAATGCACTGTTCTGACCTAAACCTGTCTTATCACCGAATAGGACAATTCCTTGACCTACTTGACTCATTATTGGATTAACTTCAGCACTGTATAATTGATCTCTTTGAGCCTTGTTAGGATTAAAGGCAAGTTTCACAACATTTTTGATTACACCCTTACGGAAACCTGCAGGAGATTCAAAAGGTTCAACTCTTGAAGAAAGACCTGCTACATCACCATTAAGCGGAGTATATCGGTATACATCGTTGTATCTGTCGTATCTGTATTTGTAACCAGAATCCATTACATAGTATGAAGAACTAGGTAAAGCATTCTTATATGCAATTACATTTGCGAGTTTAGTTTCTGTTTTGCTTTCGTCAACTACATCAGACTTAGCAGGTGAGATAAACGCGATCGTATCTTTTCTGTAATCTGCAATGTTAGATATAAGGTATGTAGCAAGATTACCTGCATCATCACCTTTACCTTGTAATACAAAAGAAACATCAATTTCATTTGAACTCTTAAACAAATCGTATCCTGCAGCAAGATCTGCTAACGTTGCCGCTGATTCAGTTCTACCTGCTGTTCCACTTGCTAATGATTCATATTCTTTTGTTTTTGATTCAAAATGAGTTGTGTTAGCAACTTTGACCCAAGCTGATTCTTGTTCAACAACTTCTTTATAGTAATTAGTCTTACCGCTTGATAGTTTTGCTGTGGGTGAAATTGATACATCAGAATATGTTTCTAGTAATGTTCCTACTGTTCCACTAATTAATCCATCTTCGTCAATAACGGCAATATGATAGTTACCAGTTTGTGGTGCCTTACCGAAAGAACCTGAATATCCCCATTTCCTTTCAATGGAAAGTTTATTCAAATCAGTTTCAGGAAGTCTGAATGCTTGACCTAAAGTAACTGTGTAGTGGTATGCTGTAGTTAATACTGTATTTGCAGTAGGATCACCAGCAGAGTCTCTTGCTTCTTCAACAATTGAAGAAACTGGAATTGATTGGTATCCAACTGAATCGTTACCAATTACAAAAATATCACCGTCTGCGATATCTGCAACTGTAATTCTCTTTGCTGGTGCAACTTCGAAACCTAATGAAGTTGCGTTAAAAGTAGTTGTTTGACTGGTGTTCTGCTGTACACTATTTCCAGTTATTCTTGTTGAAGGAATATCACCTACAACAATAATATCTGAAGCAAAAGTAGTATCTTTAACATACGCAACTTCCAAGGAATTACCAAGATCCCCAGGATATTTGGCATCGAATGAACCAAACGTATGTAATGCACTGTTAGCATTTGACGTATCGGAAGCCGATGCTGCAACTGCGCCATTATCGACACGAGCTACATATAAAGCATTTGCGTATGAAAGGTAATCTGCTGCTACAAAGAATGTTTCATAGTTGCTGTCATCAGGTGTACTGAAACGATTTACTAATTCATTCTCTGAAGAAACAAGTACTGCCTCGCCAACAGGACCCCATCTGAAAACACCAGCTACTGCTGCAGGCGGTGTTGCGATGGCAGGAACCGATGCTGATGCGTCCACCTCTCGAACAATTACGGAAGGACTTACGGAAAAAGCCATATTATTCTCCTTTAAATTATTATCTATTTAAAACCTATTTTTAATTTATAGTTATCACAGTTTTATTTATAAAAAATGTTATATCTCAAAACTTCTCTGAGGATATTCGATCCAACCTTGCTCATCAGCTATAGGATCTCCTGTATCAATAAACCCAAAAGGTAACAATTCTTCATCAAGCTGTTGTTCTGTTTTTTCTTTTAAAGCCGCTAGTGTATTAATATCTGTCAGTTCTCTAAAAAACCTTTGGTCTGATAACCAGGCAAATATAACTAAATTCATGGCGAGATCATCGTTACATCCCGCTTCAGCTTCATAAGAATTACCTTTTTTGGAAAATCGTGATAACTCCTGTATTGTATTATAATCTTGTATTATTAACTGATTTTGTTCAATTAATAACTTCAAAATAGAACAACCTTTAGATTTTACACTTTTTGTTGTTCGTATTCCATGATCTGCGCGCTTCCCTCCAAAACCACTTGAAACTTGCTTGCCTGCTCGACCTGCATTTTCTGTGAAGAGAAGATTCTCATAGCCGTAGTCCATTAAGAGTACATCAGC